CGCTTTTGAAAAGCTCCCTGGTTATAGTACAAAGGTTGCACATACTCCTCCCAGAATAAAAAGACCCCGCAGGAGCGGGGGCTACATAATTTCAAAATTTCTGCCAATCATCTTTTCAAAATGCTCTTTGTAGTCTTCGGCTCCTCTATCAGGAGTACCAATTCGGCCCATGTAGCTGACATACCTTGCTGGTAGTGCCTCTAAATATTCTGAGTTTAATTGTGCTACTACTTCAAGACTGGACATCTCCTCTGTAGTGACAGAGGTGACTAACTGAAAGTCGGCTACATAACCATCCCCTCCAGGAATCCATGGATCAAACCAATGGTATCGTGGCTCCCTTTGAGAGAAGAGGCTCCTAAACTTTTTTTCGAGACTCTCGGATTGTTTCTTAGTTAGTTGGGGTCTTCGCTTATCACCCTCATAAGCCACATCTCTCCATGGTCCCGCCAGGAACTGCTCTGCCATTTCTGGAAATGGTCTCAGCGCTACGCACGTAAAGAAGTTAACCTTATGCTGTTCAATGTCACATGTGGGGGTGAGGATAACGGCAGGATATTCGTCATCAAGCGCGTCAAAGTAAACGGCTTGGACAACACTTCCCTGGGTTGGAGAGGTTGGAGCTTGTCTATACATTAAGCAAGCTCGCCACTGCGTTTCGCTTTTTTGGCTGCCCGCCGTGCCTCCCGGCCCGCCTTGATCTTATTCAGATCCACAGTCATCGCCAGGGGTGCGGTCGCGAGCGCCACGTCCTCTTCAACTACCTGGGCGGGGCCAGAAGCGAGTGGGCCGCTAAGGAAACGCTCTCGGATAGCACCGAGATCTAGCCCATGCGTCTGCCGTAGGCGTTGAGCCCTCGCAGCTCTACCTCGCCTCCCTTCGACTCTCTGGAAGCCGTAATTGTTGCCCTGCATTGTCTGGCCTCCTTCGAGGAGAGAGGAGCGTATTTCTAGGCCCATTCGGGCTGAAGGCAGAACTGCACTCGGTTGGGCGATGAGGACGCTACTTGCAGTGAGAGCCAGTGCACGGGTCCAGGTGACACGAGTTGGCTTTGGTTGGGTGACCGCAACTGCAAAATCGTTCGCCGTGACCCTCTGGCCGATCACGGCCGAAAAATCGTACTGAACGTCATTGGGATGGAGTGTGGTCATGTCGTAGCTCCTCGTAGAAATCTGGGTTGAGGGCCCCCACAAATGTTGCCCATATACAGCTATGTGCTTGTCCGACCCATTTCTCCAAAGCTGCCACATCCGGGCTGGCTAGTTCCCCCAAGTCGGTGAAGTGATCGATATCGAGAACTATCCCCTGGCGATCCCCCACCAACTGGGGGGCGCCAACAACAATCCTCTGAAAGCCGAGATCGCCGAAGCGGACCAGCAGCTGCTGGAAGCTCTCGCGGATGCCTAGCATAAGGCCTGGCACTTCGATCGTTGGTGCTGGCAGCGCCCATGTGAACATCTGTCGAGGATCTCCCAACGGAGCAAGGTTGATATAGCGGAGGCCGATGCGGAGGTACCCTTCCGGACGTGCCAGCTCACCGTGAACCCCAAGTATTCGCATTGCTTCGGAGAAGAATAGGCTAAACCCCTGATAGGCGGTGCAGTTAATGGTCACGATCCCCTCCCCCAACTGCACGACCATCCCCTCACTATTCTTGAGCCGAACCTTCGGAAAATGAGGCTCTTCCTGAACCTGGGCCACGCTTGGGAGCTCTCCTGCAGCCAGCTGATCAGAATTTGGGAGGGTAAACTCCACCCCGGAATAGGAGGCCCACTCCATGTGGGGGTACTTATCGCCAATACGGTCCCTGAGGGCATTCAGATAGTCGTCGAGGGGGTGGCGAGGGGCAAACCGGAGCTCCAGCACAACTTCCACGACAAGAGGTCGCGCCAATTTGTCGTGTGATTCCACTACCCTCGCCTCCCATATACTCTCATACGCCGAAACATGGCATGGGGTTGCATGAGCCGTTTCATGTTTCTCCAAGCGATTCTGCCCATGTCAGGCAAAGTTAACCACATTCCAATTGGGGGACGAGTCTTAACGCTGCGAGGGGGGCGGCGTCAACTAGGGTGGGATCGCGTGGGCGCATGGGGAGAGAGTAAACGACAAAGCGCCCCACCCCGCCAGAACGGCAAGGGTGGGGCGCACCGTTTGGCGCAAGTTGTCCGTTATCCCCGCCCCACCCCCACCAGCTCCGGCACGTCCAGCCACTGCACCGTCGTGCGCCCCTCGTGCCCGTGCAGGCTCACCACGTCCTGCACCGAGTCATACGTGCCGGTGCTGCACGGCGAACGGCACCAGCGCATTGCCACGCGGCCGTCCCCAAACTCCACGCCCTCGGCAACGATCCCGGTGCCGCTGCACCCGGATACGTCCTCGCTGCGGACGAGGCGAAAGCGTCTCACCGGTAGGTGTCCAGGCCAGATACGGGGGGCCAGTCCGTCCGAGTCCTAGCGAGGTCCTCGGGCGTGATGGGTGACAGGGCTTCCCCGGTGCTGGAAGTTGTGGGCGGGATGGGAGCGGCAGGGGGCGGCACCTGCACCGTCACGTTGGGCGCGGCCTGCTGTGCCTGGGCCAGGATGCCGGCGAGGATGTCCGGTGTGATTTGCCCGCGCTGTTTCTGTGCCGCCCGCTGTTCCTGGTAGCTTACCAGCCCGCTCACCGTGGCTGCCAGCACCAGCCCAGCCACGATGCCGCCCCACGGCTCAGGCAGGGTGATGTCGAGGACCGTCGCCGCCCGGCTCAGCATTACGGCCCCCAGCAACGCCCCCACCGCCAGCGAGAGCAGCAGCACCGCGCTCCCCTGAACAGTTGCGCCAAAGCGGCGGAGAGTGGTCTTGAAGAACTGGGTCAGACCCAGGTGCAGCAGGCCGATCAGCACCACGAAGACGGTGCCCGCCAGGCCGAGCTGCGCGAGATAGGGAAAGGCCATGTCCATCACTCCAGTCCTTTCGTAGCAGCCAGGGCCGCCGTGACGTAGTAGGCGCGGGGCTGGCGGTCGGCCCCGACCATCAGGCGGCCCGTGCTGTCCACGGGCACGCTCACCCAGTCGGGCCGCAGGGTGCCGTCCGGGTTCCGGAGCTGCACATAGAGCTTGGTGGGTGGGGCGGGAGCCGGTGCTGGGGCGACAGGTGCAGACGGGGTAGGCGGCGAGGGGGCGACCTGGGCCACCGCATCCTGCCAGGTAGGCACGTCCGTACCCGGCAGCGGGTCCGTGAACTGGAAGTGCATGCCGTCCGACTCAGACCACCGCCCGCCCCAGGTCCAGCCGCATTCCTCGAACACGCGCACCACGTCCCGGTCAATCTGCATCCGGTCATGGGGAATCCCGTAGGCGTTCCAGGCCGCGTCGAGATCCAGCGCGAGGCCCCAGGCGTGAACGCTCAGGGCGTTCGCCGGATTCCAGAGCATATGCCTCGGCACAAAGGCCCCGTCGTAGCTGCGCAGCCTGGTGTGCAGGCCACGGCGGCAGACCTCTGCCCAGGTGGCGACCAGATGGTCGGCGGCGATGCGGTGCAGGGTCACCGCACTCACGGGACGGCCCCCATAGCGGGGCCAGCCGGGAAGCTGGTCGGTGGAGACGCGGACCAGGTGGCTGCGCGCCCAGGCCGGATCGGCGATGAATGCGCCCCGCCGGTCGCCGCGCACCTCACGCGGGCCGCGGGGGTCCCCCAGCACCCGCATCAGTTCCGACTGCGCGGGGCGGGCCTTGATGGCGTTGGCGAAATCGTAGGTCATGGTGTCCCTCCCCCGCCGAAGCGGTCCAGCAGGTCGCGCGCCCGGCCCTTTACCCAGTCGCTGTCGAACCGGCCAGAGCAGATGTCGCGCAGGAAGTCGAGCAGGGTCTTGTGGTCGAGGCGCAGCGCTTCCAGCTCGGCTTCCACGCGGTCGAGCCGCGCCCGGTCTTCCTCACGGCCCTTTTCGAGTTCGCCCACGCGCTTGTCCAGGCGGTCGCGTTCACCCACGACCCGGGCGAACGTCGTGTCCTTGCTGCGGCCTACCAGGGTCCAGAGACCCACCACCAGGGTGCCGATGCCCGTAATCCACGCGAGCACCTGCCCCGCGTCAATCCCGCCCACGGCGCTCCTCGGCACGGGCGCGGGCCTTCAGGTCAATCGCGGTCCATACGGCGTGCAGACCGGCAATAGCGGACACCACCGCGAAGGCGTTCCAGCCGATGGTGAGATAACTCGCCCCGGCAATCGTCCAGTACAGGACGGCCGCCACCATCATGCCCGCCATCCCTACCCGGCTGCGGCGGGTCAGCAGCAGCAGTGCCCCGACCGTGGCAAAGATGCCGGGCCACAGCCACGCGGGCAGGCTGAGATTCCCCCAGATTTCCAGAATCCAGAGGGTGGGCTTGGCGACCGGCAGCGCCATAAACACGGCCAGCGCCAGCATGGTCTGCCCGGTCTGCACCTGCGTGCGCAGTCGGCGGGGGATCACAGGGTCCACGGCATCCCCCTGAAGAAGGTCCACGGGGCACGCTGAATGGGCACCGCCCGCCAGTCGTTGGGCGCGAAGCGGTCCTTGACGTAGGCGGGGCTGAGCACCCAGTACCGGAGGGCGCGCGGGTAGCCAGCCCCGAGCCGGAAGTAGCCGATGGGCGGGAGGATGCCGCCCTGGCGGGTGACGATGCGGGCAAGGCGGCCCGCGTCTCTGGGGCAGTCGGGCGGCAGGCGAATCTCGATGAGGTACTGGCCGAAGGAGGAGCGGTGTCCCGTCCACCGCGCCTCGACCTGACAGGTGGGGGGCGAGAGGGCGGGCACGGGGGGCGTGGATTGCGCTCCGGCTGGCATGAGCAGCAGCGCGGCGAGAAGAAGGAGGCGGGGGGCCATGCCTTCAGGGTGGCAAGGGGCGTGACACCCGACAGACAAAAGGAACCCCCTCGAGTTCGAGGGGGTTGGCCGGTGCATGTGGGGACGGAGGAACGTGGATCAGGTGGGTTCAGGCGACACGCCACTCGGGTCCAGCACGCCCGGCCTGTACGTCAGCACGCCGCTCAGATTCGCGCCCAGCGTGACAGCCCGCGTCCCCGCCTGAAGCAGCGGTTGCGGCCCCTGGAGGCCCAGCCGCACATCCAGCCCGCCCACCGTCACGCTCCATACGCCCGGCGTGGCGTCGATCACCAGTGTCTGCCCCGCGTTCAGTGTCCCGAGCCAGCGCGTCACCCCCGCGTCCGTCGTGATCTGCGGATTCGTCACCGTCTGCGAGGCCGTCAGGCTCAGGCGAGGCGAGACGGGGCCGTCCCCCTCCACCTTGACCGTGTTCGCACCCGCGACCAGCGGCACCGTCACTACCGGAAGGAGCCAGTACGGCGAGGAGGCCTCGAAGGCCACGTCCACCGCGCTGCCCACCTGCCAGTTCCCGCGCCACTTGCGGCTGATGCGGGAAAATCGGGCAATCGGCAGCTCTGCACCGCCCCGACGAACGAAGCGGGTCAGGGTCGCCGCCCGCACGACCTCATGCTGAAGCCGTAGAGCCAGGGCAGGCGTGCGGCCATGCGCGGCCACCGTGACCGTGTACGTCCCGGCCCGCAGGCCCTCCCCGCCCACATACAGCCGCAGGCCCGTCCCCGGCACGTCCTGCACTGTGCCGACCGGGGCCAGGTCGGGCAGGCCCTCGTCCGTGAGTTGCAACGCCTCGTCCACCGTCCAGCGCTGGAGGTCGAGCCGCACGTTCCGCTCCCCATCCAGCCATTGCCACAGGCCATTACCCATTTGTTCCCCCCGGTTTTCTCAAGGTGCGCTCCACACTCAAAAAAGCGTTGCCCAGGGCCTCGGCATCGTCCAGCGCCTGCGGCGTCCCGGCCTCGATGCTGCTGCGCAGGCTGGTGAGGTCGTAGACCCCCCGGGTGACCTGCAAATCGGTGTCCCCCTGCGGTGTGTCGAAGCGGGCCATGCCGGACACCTCCAGCGGACGGAGGTCCGGGTAGCGCCCCACCCAGGACCGCACCACGTCCGTCCGCCAGCGCAGCAGGCCATAGGCGTAGGCCGCGAGGCCCGCCTCGTCGGTCAGGTTGATGCCGATCCAGCCGATCTGGGCCGGGTCGCCCGCGAGTTGTAGGCCGCTGAGCTGGAAATCGGCCGGGAGTGCCCAGCGGCGGCGGCCGGTGTCGGGGTCATCGACCAGGCGCGTAAGGGGCTGCATGGTCGCCGGGGTGGTGTTCAGCACCGCTGTCACACCCGTCACGGCGGCGTTGGTGTTGACCGTGTCGCCCGAGCGCCACTGATACGAGATCGGAAACGTCATGGACGCCCCCGGTTGCACGGTGAGGGGGGTGATGGTGGGCGCGTAGCGTGGGTAGCTGGCCGTACCGGGGACCAGCGCGACCGGCGCTGTCAGGCGCACTGTCCGGACGGGGTCGGCGGTGGGGGCTGCCGTCAATTCCACCTGTACGTTCTCGCCAGAAAAGCGGATGTCGAACCCCTCTGGCAGCCGTCCAGTGGCGTTGCGAAACGCGGTCACGCTCGCGGCGGTGTACCGCAGCGTGAAGGTGCCGGAGTTGGAGGCGAGGGCAACCCAGCCGGGATACCTGTCGTCGTTGGGACTCACGTACACGGAAGAAACTACGCCCCCCTTCACGGTCTCCAGGGCCAGCCCTGGCAGCGGGCGCGTGATGTACGGGGTGGTGATTCCGCTGGAAACGAGGACCGTCACCGCCTCCTCGCCCAGTTGCCGGAGCTGCCGCGCCGTCCCCCATGCCAGCGATGTGTTCACGCCGTCCGCGAGTTTGCCCGCCCAGACCGGCGAGGTGGCTGGCTGGTTCAGGTACTGCGGGGTCGTCCATCCCGGTGCCTGCGTGGTCCCCAGCGTGAGCTGCACGCCCTGCAAGGTCCCCGCGTAGGGATTGGTCTGCGTGGTGGTCACGCTGGCCGGCAACGTTTCCTCCGCCCACGCCTCCCCGAACAGCGCGATTTCCAGCGGCAGGCGCAGCTCAAAAAAGGCGCGCGTCGCGTCGGGCCGGGCGTACTCGAAGCGCACGCAGTTGGCATAGTCCCCGACTTTGGCAGCGGGTCGGTCGGACACCTCGCGGGTAAAACGGTGGGTCAGGGCATCGGTGAGTTGATGCACCTTGACCTGGGCCGCCGCGTTCACGCCCCAGGTACCCCCGGAGAGAGCCGGCAGAGCAGCGGCCAAGGTGTCCCCGACCTGCTCGAAGAGCGTCAGGGCCTGCAAGGTGGCATTCACCTCGGGAATCTCTCCCACCGTCACGCCGGGAGGCAGCACGGCCCGCGCGAGAACGCCCTGAAGGTAGGGCCTGAACTTCGCGCGGAAGGGAAGGACGGTCTTTCCGTCGGGGGCCAGGTCGCCGCGCCAGGCGGCCTTCGCCACCCGGTCCTTCAGGGGGGTGAGCTGCACGTCCCCCTGACCCTCCTCCCAGGGGGCGGAGGCCACTTCCCCCAGATAGACAGCGGCGGCAGCGTCCCCCAGGTAGACGCGCACCCAGTCACCGGGGCGCAGGCGCTGCCCTCCCCGGTCCGGGACACGGTTCAGGGTGAGGTGGCCTGAACCGGAGAGGTTCCCCGGCAGGACCTCCAGCGTGCCGCCCAGGGGGACCAGTTCAGCCAGCGCGTGGAACCCCGCACCCCGCCAGTAGGCGATCTCGTAGGGCAGGGCCGCACCGGGGCGGGAGAAGGTGACGCGGTACATCAGGTAAACCTCGCAAAGCGGGCACGCAGCAGGCTGTCGGTGGGCACGCTGGACGCGGCCTCGACGATGGTGGTCTGGCTGTACTGGATGTCCTTCACGGCGGCGGTGTTGCCGTTCACGGCCCGCGTGAGATCGGGAATCGCACTGTTCAACAGGGCCAGCAGCGGCCCCAGTTCGGTGGTCATCTGCACGCTGAGACCCGGCAGGGCCGCGCCGAGCTGCCGGATGATCGCCCCAGGGTCCAGCCCCTTGCCCAGGGCACTGTCCAGTTGGGCGAAGAGCGGATCCAATTGGCTCAGGATCCGCTTCACCACGAAGCCCTCCTGAATCGCCTGCGCGAGGCGGTCCCGGACACCCTTGTACATGGCGTCCAGCGGGGAATCCCCAGAGAGCAGGGCCTGCACCCCGCTGGCCAGAGCCTGCCGCCAGCTCTGCGCGGTCTGCTCGGCCTGCTGGCGCTGGCGTTCGGCTTCCTGACGGACTTCCTCGGCCTTCTGGCGGGCCTGCTCCGCGAGCTGCGCGGCGTGTTCACGTTCCATGACGGTCAGGTCGGCTCCAGCGGCCTCCCGTGCCATACGGTATTTCTCGCGGATGGCAATCAGCATCGCGTCGGCCCCGGCCAGAGACGCATCTACCCCGGCCTCTTCGACAGCCTCTTCGACAGCCAGGCGGTCCAGGGTGAGCTGCTGACGCCTGCGGGCATAGGCGAGCTGGACCTGGTACTTCTCTTCCTCGGTGCCCGCGAGGCTCAGCGCCAGCCGCTCCTCAATGCCCAGCGCGGTTTCCGCGTTGTTCATCTGAAGGCCGGAAAGGTCCTTGGCGAACTGGTCGGCCCGGCGACGGCTGGCGGCGTCGAACTCAGCCTGGGCCAGCCCGGCCTGGAGGTCGTACTGTTCTCGGATCAGCGCGATCTGCTCAGCGGTGAGACCCTCAGCGGCAAGGGCGGCCTCCATCTCGGCGCGGATGCGGGCCAGCGCCAGGTCGAGCTTGCGGCGCTCGTAGTCCTCGGTGCTGACCAGACCGGCGGTGTGCTGGATTTCCAGCGCGGTCTGTTCGTTGTTCAGGCGGCGGGAAGTGAGATCGCGGGCAAGGTCGGCCAGCCGCCGCAGCTTCTCTTCCGGGTCAGCCAGGGCGTCGTCGATCACCTGACCGACTGCCGTGATCTGGCCCAGCTCATCTTTCAGGCCGGAGACGCCTACTTTGAAGTCGTTCACGGCCTGGGCAATCATGTCTGCGTTGCCGCTCTTGAACGCTTCCATGAGTTTCTGGACCAGCGGCCCCATCAGGGCGGCCACCGACGCGCTGCCCATGAAGGCATCGATCAGGCCCTTTATGGCCGCGTCCTTCATCGCAGAGTTGATGGACTTTTCGAGGAAGGACACGTCCCCGGTGTCAACGGCTTTCTGAAGGCCGTTCTGAACCCCAGATGCCACGGCCCCCTCGAAGCTGAGGGCCAGCGCCTTCCCCACCTCATCGATCTTCTCGGTGTAGACGGTCTTCTGCCAGAAAAGGAAGCCGGTGGTCGTGGCGGTCACGTCGCGCGTACCGTAGCCGCCCTTGTCGAACTTGAACTGGTTGTTGTAGTCAGCGGTGCGCTTCAGCTCAGCGCGGGCTTCTGCGGCCTTCCGGGCAAAGAAGGTGAAGATCGAGGTGAGCGCCTGAATCGCCGCCCCGATGTAGTCACCCTTGGCAATCGCGGTGGCGAAGTTCACCACGTCGTTCACCATGCTGGAGAGCGATTCGCCCCAGGCCCCGGCGACCTCCTCAGACGCGCCACCCAGCGCCTGCATGGCCGCCGTAATGCCGGGGATGGCCTGCTGGACGTAGCCCGCGAAGGTGTTGATTTCCTGCTCGGCCAGCGATTGCCGGGCCGAGGCCCCGTCCTGCGCTGCGGCGAACCGCGCGTTCTCCAGGCGCTGCTGGGCCAGCCGGTACTGGGGCGTCCCCTCTTCCAGCCCCTCGGTTTCGCGCTCGAAGACCCGCTGCGCCCCTTCCAGAGCCAGCCGCTCGCGCTCGTCGATGTAGCGCCGCTCGCTGATGGTGCGGGTGCGGTGCTGGGCTTCCAGGCGCTGGCCCTGCCCCTCGGCAATGGCGTCTTCAAGCTGGTAGGTGGCCTGCGCGGTGTCGTCGAAGGAACGAATCAGGGCCTGGGCCGTCTCGTCCCCCGCATCGGCCAGGGCCTGCAACTCGGTCTTGACCCGCGCCAGACCCTCGCGCAGTTCCCCAGTGCCGACCGTCCCCTGCGCGAACCCGTCATAGAGGGCCGAAGCCGCTTCCACCGAGGGGGCCAGCATCTGCCCCATTGCCAGGGTGCGTTCGATTTCCTTGCCCGCTTCCTGAATCTGGACCGTCACGTCCAGCACGCGCAGGAGGTTGCTGGCCTGCTGCGCGCTGATGCCGCCCGCCTTCTGCTCGCCGTCGAGGATGTCGCGCCAGAGGTCGGCTTGCTGCCCCAGGTTCTCAGTCTGCTCCATGAGAGTCTGGAGGCGGGCGGCCTCGGCCTGCTGCGCTTCGAAGCTGGGTACAGGCGCGGGCTTGTTCTTTGGGTTCAGGTCTCCCCGCCCGCCGTCGGCAACGTTCAGATACTCGCTGAAGTCGTCGCCTGGATTGCCCTTCAGGGTGTCCAGAACGCGCTTCAGTTCTTTGAACTGCTCAGCCGTGATGCCGCCCGACTGGGCCGCGTTGTCCAGCATGTCGCTGTAGACCTGCATGGCGTCGGCGTTTTGCAGGGTGGCGTCATCCAGCGCGAGGAAGGTATCCCTCAGGCTTTCCGCCGTCTGGCGCTGCGCCGCCTGGGCCGCGACCTGAGCCGCCTGCCGGTCGCGCCCGCTGTCGCCGTACTCGCTGGGGTTGGCCAGCACCAGGTCGAGCGCGTCATCCCCAGCCCGCTCGCCCTCTTTGAGGCCCAGGCGGGCAGCTATCGCTTCATTCAGCCCCTGCATGGCCCCGGTCGCCAGCAGGCCCTGACGTTCCAGGTCGGCAATCGCGACCACGAAGGTGCGGGTTTCCTCCTCGCCCTCGGGCAGAATCGCCAGCAGGTCATCCAGGCTCACCCGCACGTCATTCACGGCCTTCCGCGCCTCGCTGCTGCCGTCTGCCACAGCCTTCGCCCCGTTCAGGCCGAACAGGATAGAAGCCGCGTTCAGGTCGGTGGCGCTGCTGGCGAATTGCCGCGCTGCCGCGTGGGCCGCCAGGATTTCGGGCCGCGCCTTGATGCCTGCCTTCCCAGCTTCCTGCCAGTACCCGGCCAGCGTGCGGGCGTAGTCAGCCATATCCTCAGCGGTGAGGGTGCCCGCGTCGGCCTTTTTCTGAAGGGCATCCTGGGCTTGGCGGTACTTGTCGGTCAGCGCGGTGACGGCTTCCCGTTCCTTGCTCACCCCTTCCGTTACGGCCTTCTGCGCCGTCTGCACCGCGTTCAGGCGGGCGATGCGGGCCGTCTCCACCGCTGTCCGGTAGGTTTCGTTCGCCGTATCTACCAGGGCGGACTCATTCGGCTTGCCTTTGGCGTCGGCAATCGCCTTGTTGCGAATGGCACGCGCGATCTGCTCTGCACGCTCGAACTGGGCCTGAGAGTATTTGCGGGTGAGTTCGAGCTGCTGCTGAAGGCTGCCTTCGTGCGCCTTCACGTCGGCGTCTTCAATGGTCTTGAGACGGGTGGAGGTCTGCTGGGCTTTCTCCACCCTCAGGCCGGAAAGCTCTTGCTGAAGCTGCTTTTCCTCCTGTTGGCGCTGGGCGCTGACCTGCTGCACGGCCTGAAGCTGTTCACGCTGTGCCTTGACGTTTGCTTGCCGTTCATTTTCCCGGTTTACCCCGAGACGGCGGTTCATCTCGGCGTCGGCGGCGACAGCGCCGAGCGCTTTCGCTTCCGCACTCTTGCGCCACACGGTGACCTGCTCATCGGCCTGACGCTTGATTTCCGCGTTCAGCGCGTAGGTGGCTGACAGGATGCGGGGATTCGTCTCTTTGGCGATGCGCTCCCGGTCGGTGGCGGTTTTGCCTTCCAGGGCGAGGCGGGCCGTTTGCTGGTCCTTGAGGTCGGCCAGGGCGTCCTGGGCGCGTTTCATGTCCTGCTGACGGATGGCCTGCTGAACGGCGGTGTAGGCGGCAGCAGCACGCTGGGTGTGCTGCGTGTCGGCATCACGGTTCTTGACGCGGATTTGGTAGGCGGCGCTTTCAGCAGTAAAAACAGCTTTTCTCGCCTTGTCCTCACCCTGCCACGTGGCGATAGCGCGTTCAGCGGCGTTGATCTGGGCCGTGCTGCCCGTTTTCTGCGCCGTCTCCAGGTCTTTGTAGAGGCGCAGGGCGTCTGTGCCGTATTTTCTCAGTTCGGCAGAGCTGGCGATACACGTGCCGCTGGTCTTGGCCCCTTCCTTCTGAATGGCCTTCAGGGCTTCGGCGTTGCCGCTGCTGGCCTTCTGAAACTTCTCCAACTCGCGTGTGGCGGTGATGACGGCCTGCGTGAGAGGGACACTCTTGGGGTCTTTCTTGAGGGCCGCCTGAGCCGCTTCCAGCGCGGCGGTGAGCTGCTGGGCGCGGACGATCTGGGCGGCGGTGACGGGGGTGTCTTTATCGCCCCCCCCGCCTGGACCGCCCGCGCCATCTCTCCTGCCGTACCCGCTATCTGCAAATGCACCTTCTCCTGCCCCACCACGGAACTGAATGCTGGTGGGGTTGATGGGCTTCGCGCTTCCTGCGGCGTACCCCATCAGGTGCAGGTGGGGGGCACTACCCGCCGTACTGCCGGTGTTCCCCACGGTGCCAATACGCGCGCCCTGGGCAACCTCAATAGCCTTCCTGCCACCCGCTGTCAGCGCCTTGACCACCTCAGCGTCAAAAGCGTTCAAGTGTAGGCCAACAAGCTTGTTACCAGCGGCGTCGACCAACTCAAAGATTTTCCCGTTCTTGGCATCCTCTCGGAAAGACAGCGTGCCAGAGAAGGGGGCCAGGATGGGCGTGCCGCGTGGGGCACCGTAGTCAATGCCGTTATGGGTGGCGTCTGCCCGCACGGCGCCGTCATGGTGGTAATCCTTGCCGCTGACGCCGAAGTCATTCAGGACTCGGCGTCCCCCCATGCCCAGGAGGGAGGCGAGTGCCTGACCGGAGACAATAACAGCCTCCGCAGGAGCGGCTAGTACCCCACCAAAGTTCGGCCCCTGCACCCCACTGGGAAGTCGGGCAGTGCCGTGAGCGGCTGCATAGATTGCATTCTCTGCCCGAATCTGCGCTACCGCCGTTCTCGCTTCAGTAATGCGCCGCTCCAGGTCTGCAATCTCACGCAGGGTGTTGGGCAAACGGCGGTCTATCCAGTCTTGGCGCAGGCGCGGGTCAGCCACCGGGCTTTCCCCGCTGATGAACTTGCGCCCACCGGCCAGGTACTCTCGCTTGGCTTGCAGTTCACTTTCCAGATTGGCGACGTTCTCAGCGGCCCGGCTCTCATTCCGGCCCCGGTTAAACTTTTCCAACAGCTCATTGACACTGTTGAGCATGTCGCCAATGTCTTTCATAAAGCCGGCTTTAAAGGGGGCAAAAGCCTCCCCTATATTGGCCCATAGCGTTTTCCAATTGGCAGCTACACGGTCGCTTTCTTTTTGGATCGTCCCAGCCATCTTGTTGTAGGCCGCCTCTGTGGAACCTGCGGCCTTTGCCTGGTTTTCCAGGTTAGTTTTCATCCGGTCAAAATTGCCGGAAGCAATAGACGTGACCGCTGACAGCGCCTCCACGCCGCCAAACAGAATTGCCATCTGCTCCTTGTTGCCTTTAGTGGCGACAATCACGTCTTGGAGGAACTTGACCAGTCCTTTGGAGGCCAGCGCCTGAGCATCAAACTTCAGATTGAGATTGTCTGCCAGGGTAGCCGCTTCACTACTTGGCTTCTGGATCGAACTCAACGCTGAGCGCAGGTAATCCACTGCGCTGCTGGTCTTGATACCGTTGGCAGTCATCGTCGCCAGGGCAGCATTTACCACCTGAAGCGGCACGCCCAGGTCGGCAGACATGGCAGTCACGAGACCCATGCTCTGCGTCAGTTCGTTGACTTCCATCTTGCCGTCACGGATAGCGGCAAACAGGCCGTCCGAGACCGACCGCGTGTCAGACGCACTCAATTTGTAGGCATTCATGACGCTGGACAAAAGATCGACACTGGCCGCTGTCGTCGTATTCCCAGCAACAGCAAGCTTCGCCGCTTCCCGCGTGAAGCTCAGTGCTTGACTCATCTCTTCTGTTCCGCGCACGGAGGCTCCAATGGCCCCCCGGACACCTTCGGCCAGGTCCTCGTAACTCATACCAATTTCCCGGCTGAGACTGAGGATTTCCGTCTTAACTGCTCCCAGTTGCGCCGGGGTCTTATCGGTCAGCGTGCTGATCTTGGCAAGGGCGTATTCCAGCTTGGCGTACTCGTTAACGGCCCTATTCACTACCCCGATTCCGACGCCAATCGCCGCCGTGACCCCACCAATGGCAATTCCGACCGGCCCAGCAGCCGCAGCCACGCTGCCCAGTCTTCCCTCAATACCTCCCAGCCCACCGCCCAGGTCGCCCAACATCCCTAGCAGGCCACTGGAACGGATGCCCTGGGACAGACCGCCAAACAGCCCCTGAAGGCGTCCAGGGGTGGTCATGGCCCGGTCCATCCGGCCCAGCTCCCGCGTGACCTCGCCCAGGTAGCCCACGTACTCGTCATACGCGGCACCGCCCCGCGCCACACCCTGAATCAGGCCCTGCAACTCCGTCCGCTGTCCTCTCAGCGCGGCACTCAGGCGGTCGCTTCCAACGATCCCGGCCCGGACTTCGGCCTGAATCCGCTCAAGGGCCTGCTCCATCGCGCGGGTCGTGACGACGTACTGTTGGTTTTCCTGCGCGGCCTTACGGGTGGCCGCCGCCTGCCGTTCCGTCTCGGTAGCCACTTGGCGCTCGGCACGGGTGACGGCGTTGAGTTGGACCTGTACCTGCCCAGCGGCGCGGGCGAGGCTCAGTGCCTCCTGGCTTCCAGCAGTAAAGCCGCGTGAGGCTTGCAAGAGCTGGTCGCGGAGAGCCTGGAGAGTCTGCCCGCTGATGCCCAGGGCGTTGTCCGTCGCGCGCATCTCGGTCGTCAGTTGGGAGACGCTGCTGGTCAGCCCCTTCACGCTGTCGGCACCGACGGTCTGAACGTTCAGCTTGAGAAGAATCTCGTCGGCCAAGGACATGTCCCTAGGCTGACGTGGGGGGTGACACCCGGTGAAAGAAGAAGGCCGCCCCGGTAAGGGGGCGGGGGAGGCTAGTCACTCAAACACAACTGTTGGAGAAGCAGCAGGACCTGAACATCTGAAGTCCGTGCGGATGTTTGCCCCGAAGCTATTCTCGGCATCCACGTAGCCATTCCAAGCGAAGCCACTTACAGTTGTCAGTACCTGGTCAGGCCAGGGGCTACTGATCTTGGCAGTCTTGGGGGCTTTCAAGCTCGCTTGTATTTGATTCTCACAATTGACTACAAACTCAACCTGAGCATCTTTCTGCGCCTGGCGTGGGTCATCCGGCGTCACGGCATTAAAGACCTTCACCAGCCCCCAAAAGGCGAAAAAAAGAACGATAGGGGCGACCAGCAGACCACATCCCCACCTCCAGCATCCTACACGCCGTTTCTGCGTACGAAGCTGGATACGATAGGCTTCCTCAGCTTGAATGCGTGCCTGGTCGTCGGGAGTGAGGGTCACGGCCCCAGCTTAAACCGCCCCCTGTGAAAGCGGGGCGGCAAATGAGGAGCGGTTCAGTTCAGGGCGTCTATGGTGATGGTCTTGGCATCCTGCTCGCTGTGGTCGTCCAGCCACTCGTCCAGCATCTCGCGGGCGTGGCGCCCAGACCGCCCTTTCCCCCCGCCCTTTAACCTTTGCCCAGCAAGCAAACCGCCGTATACCGGGGCTGTGCCCGGTGGTATACTCCGGACCCTAGGAGGTGTCCGTATGTCCAAGCCTACAAACTTTAAGCCCAATGGCAAGGTCGCCCTGGCGGCCCCTCAGACGAAGAAGGAAGCCAAGCAGCAGATCAGCAACCTGCTCCGCAAGAACGCGGAAGCCATGAAGGCCCTTGCTTAAAATAGGTCGGTACAACTACAGGTACAGAGGGAGGAGCTATCCGACCTCTGTATTCGTTTTTGAGCTTCACGACGAGATTCTTGAGGAGTTCGGTGGACAGCCGGGGTTTAAAGACAAGGGGCAGGTCCTCAGCGCTCTGGAGGCTCCAACCCGGAGTGCTGGGGGCCAGGACGCCTACTTGACCTTCTTCTGGAAGGTCGCCGCGCTCGGCTACCTCATTATCCAGAATCACGGCTTCTCGGATGCCAACAAGCGCACAGCCCTCCTGGCTATGGAAACCACACTCCAGTGGAACGGCCAGTACCCGAAGTGGTCCCAGGAGACCAAGACCCTCACCATGAAGCTGGTCGGGGCCGGGCACCTGAGCCTGGAGGGACTGCGCTTCGCACTGCTGGCCGCGTGTGGGTACAACGTAGATCAGTACGATGATCTGAAAGAGTTGTAGGACAGACGGCAACAAGAACCCCCGCTCAGGCGGGGGCCTTGTTTATCTTCCATACCGTGACAACTGGGCGAGGAGTCGAGGCAACTCTGCGCGCCGTTGCGCCTCCCGTTGGGCTGCTAGTACCTCTTCCTGTACTGCCATCAGGCGTTCGGAGGTGATTCCCCAGGCTTCTGCCCATGCTTGCGCCTGCTCAAGGGCGGCCTGGCCCTGACGGCGGGCTTGTTCGAGCTGCTTTTGCAGCTTCTCAAAGTCGAAATCCATGCTTACCCTCCTTGTTGTTGCTGTGCCCACCAATACTGGAGGGCCTCATCGGCTCTGGCCCACGCCAGCACACACTCGTCAAAGGCCAGCCGGTCCTCTTCTGTGGCTCCAACCAAGCGCATAACTTCACTGGGCCGCTTGCTGTACTTACTGGCGAGGGCGTCGAGGATTCCTGCTTGCTGCCACAGAAAGGCTTTTGGTTTGCTCCCGCTCGGCATCACCTACCTTGGCAAAGGTCACGATACTCAAGAGCAGCACTTCAAAATCATCAGCCATCCCGAGATCGGGGTCCTCAAGAGACCCACCGAATTCTTCGACGAGATCTTCAAGCGGAGGGCGCAGGAGTGCCCCGCGCACCAGCGCCCGCTGCGCCTCCCGCTCGACCTCAAGCTGGACTTCGGGCGGCAGGTCTCCACGGGGCATCTTGGGCTTCCCATCGTCGAGCTTCTCGGCCACGCTGGCACTCCAGGCCACAGCAGCCTCGCGCATGGCCGGGATGCTCAGGACCACACGCCTGCTGTCTGCCAGGTAGGCCTCCATACTTAGCCGTCCAATAATCACTTCCTGGCCGAGCAGCGGCAGGTAAAGGGCCTTGGTCATGCCCTTTAGCTTTTCGCGCCTGTGCGGCTCGTACCTGCTGATCAGGGCTGTCGTGTCTGCTGCCTGCGTTTCGTCGCTCATGCCCCCAGTCTCAGAGGTGTCGTGACACCCAACAGCAAAAAGCCCCGCGTGGGGCGGGGCCATACCTGAACCAGACAGGTCAGGGGGTCGGCACCGGCACCTTGACCAGCACCGGCGGCGCGCCCACGTTCGTGCTTTCCGCCTCGTAGCTCGCCACGATCTTGCCCAGCCCGGTCGGGAACTGTTGACCGCGAAGATTCGCATTGGGGAAGGTAAATTCCACCTGCTTTCCCGCGCCCAGGTCGAAGCCGAACTTCACGTCGAAGATCGCGCGCTCGCCCGTGGCAAGGTCCGGCTGGGACATGGCGTGCAGGCCTTTCAACGTGCCGCCGTACTTCGCGGCACCGGACTCGTTGATCGAGAAGGCCAGCTTGGCCGTCAGCGGACCATTCAGCGTGTACCCCAGAACGAACATGCGCCCCTGGGGGTCCGTGCCCTGCGCCCCGTCTTCCGGTTCCATACCCTGAGCGAGGGTGATGGTGGCCGTCTCAGGCGCGAGTTTCACGCCGTTCACGATGATCCAGAAGTTCAGGAACTTCAGGTAGTCGCTGGCCGCAGCGGCGGGCCAGGTCGTGACTGCGGGCATCTCGTCCACGCGGGTGGTGTTCAGCGTGACGCTGACCGTGCTGGTGTCCCGCTGCGTCACGTTGATGACCAGTTCGGACATCATCGCGCCGGGGAACAGGGCGTCCTGCAAGGGGTGCTTCTGGAACACCGCCAGCGGCTGCACGGGCATCAGCGCCGCGTAGGCGTCGGGCCGGGGCGTGATGAGGCCCGTCCCGTCGGGCGCGCCGAGAATCGGCTGAAGCAGGAACGGCAGGTCGCGCAGCATCCCCGTGGCCTGAATCTGCTTGCTGTTGGCCTGGACCCCCTGGAGCACCCGCATCTGCCCGTAGCGGTTCCCGATGGCGACAGGGTCATCAGTTTCGGTAAAGGTCGGGGTCGGGTCGGCAAGCTGGCGCGCACGAAGCGTGACCGTGGGCGCGTCGGGGAGGGTGGCGAGGTTCGTCATCAGGGCCAGGCCCAGCTTGGCAGTCGAGGCGTCCATCATTTCTCCTTGGCGGCGGGTGTGGGCTTCTTGGTTTCGGTTTCCGCCTTGCTGCCCACTTTGGCCTCTTCGGTGACACCCGGTTCCCGGTACACCTTGAAGCGCGGGTCGGCCTTGAGGGCCTCTTCCTGCGCGGGGTAGGCGGGCGTCACGACCTGCCCGTGCAGAATCACGCCCAGGCCATCAAACAGGCCGTCAAGGATCGGCTCACCGTTCAGCTCGGTCTTGAGAACGTACTTCATGCTTCCTCCTCTGCGGGGATGCTGAACCTGAGTTCAACGCCAGTGAGAGAGACGTAAAAGGTGTCGATGAGCTGGGGGGCTTCGCCCAGAAACGCCAGCTCCACCACGTCATGCCGGGCGGTGAAGTCGCGCATCACGCGGCGAACCGCCTGCACCAGCGTGCGGCGGCGCTGACGGGTGCCCACAGCCAGCACCTCAGTGGAGGGCCGTTTCATGACGCAGCCGACCATGACCGCCGTGGTGATGTTGATGAAATCGCCGCCGTCCGCATCCTGGGCCTCGGCACCGTCAAAGCCCTCCTGGGTCACGAAAATCTGCTTGGTGGTGCTGTTTGCCGCCAGTTCCCCTTCCGCAGGCTCCCGTGCTTCCACGGTGTAGCCACTTGGTTCAAAGCGGCGCTTCAGTTCGGCCACCAGCTCCGTAATGAACAGTTCCAGGTAGTCCGGGAAGCTCATCCGGGCCTCGTGGCGCGTTCCAGGGCGCGGTGCAGGTAGCGGGGGAACTGCTTGCGGGTGTCGTCGAGCGCGTCCCGCGCCCAGCGCCGTTCAGGGAGCACGACCTGCCGGACTTGATGCCAGCTCCCATCTGGCGTGCGGAAGCGCAGGTAGCCGCCGTTCTTCCCCCGGATGGTCATGCCGGTGTCATGAACCCACCCGTAGAACACCATGCCGAGGCTCAGTTCCCCCCCGTTCGGCTTCGCCTTCAGGTAGGTGCGGATAGAGCGCAGCAGCCGCCCGGAACGAACGCGCAGCCCCCGCGCGCCGCCCTTGGTGGCGTTGTGCCGGGCCGCGTCACGCAGGTAATCGCGGCTCTCGGCGAGGGCCTCCTGGGTGATCTGTTCGGGGAGCTGGCCCAGCCGCTTGACCCAACTGGGCACTTTCAACGTTGCGGACGGCTTGGTCATGGCTGGTAGCCCTCCTCAGCACCACCGGACGCGGGCGAGACGTACCCGTCTTCCACCCGCACATACAGCTTCCAGACGCCTGCACCCTTGTCGATCCCGTTCCGCAGCACCCGAAAGGGAGTCCACGTACCAGGTTCCACGTCCACCGTCACCACCACGTTGTCCGCGAGATCAGCGGGCGGGGTAGTGATCGCCACGGGAACGGGGATGGTGTGCGTCGGCTGATCCTGTGCGACGGTGCCCGCCTGCCCGGTGACGCCCAGGGCCAGGGGCCGCAACTTGGGCCGCTGGCAGCGGCACGACCCTCCCGGCGTGTGGAGGGTCAGGAAGGGGCGGGCGTCGACGGGCACGGATTCAGTCTGCGGGGGGCAGTGACACCCGGCCCAAAAGGAAACCGCCCCGGGGGGCGGTACTGAAAGTGCCCCGCGGGGCAGGATGGTCCCGGCCGGGACAGAATCACTTGATCACGAAGGCACCAGGGAGAGCGGCAAGGCGCGCCCGAAGATCATGGTCAATCTCGTGACTGGTGCCACGCAGGGCGAACGTCTCCTCAATTCGGGTGGTGGCCTGCTCGCTCTCGAAGCCAAAGTCCGGATACATGACCTGCTGGCCGCTGTCCTCGATGGAACGCACGTCCTTCTCAGTTACCGTCATGACTTCTCACCTGCCCTTCGGAGCGCCTGCTGGACGAGCTGAACCCAGCTTCCAGGCGTGTGCCCATTGTAACTGCTGATGACAGCAATATCATCACCGGGCACACCGAGTTCCTTGAGCTGCGCGGCAAACCACGCCCCTACGTCTGCCTGCTCTCGGGAAGCGAGAACCCAGGCCAGGGCATTTCCCGGACCCCTGGCCGCCTCCCCGAGAAGCTCAGCACCAGACGCCAGACCCGCATACTCCTGAATTCGCCGCAACTCGCCAGGCACACCGGTCAGAACGCGAGTCACGCGGTCGGCGAACAATTCCGCGCCCCCCTCCTCCAGGCCATACACCCGCTGGCGATCCACCCGCATCACATGCCACCACTCATGTGCCATGTACCTCAAACCGGCCAAGCGGTAACGATCATCAGGATGGTCTAGCAGGTCGCGGAGTTGGGGGCTGATCACCACCGCATGGGCGTCGTAGGCATACAAGGCTGCTGCCTTACGGGCCTCATTGGGATCAAGGCGCAGGACGTTGATGAATTGGCCCAGCTCGTCGGCAGACCGCGCGATGAAGAACTGGGGGCGGCCTCGCGTGGGCGGATGGTCTGTATGTAACCTGTCCAACACTCGCGCTAACCGCCGTTCGAGCGGGCCATCCACGTACGTTCGGATGTTGGGCCGGGGGAGGGACTCGGGAGGGGTGGTGGAGGGATGAGCAGCTTCCGTCATGGGGAGGAGGGTCGCGTCAGTATCGGGCACGGCAGCCCTAACAAGGGGCACAGCCCGGCACCGACAGCGAATGGCAAAGCCTGGATACTCCCCCCCGTCCGCCCACCGGTACCGCGCACCGTTCCTGAGCTGGTGTTCCCGCCGCACACGGTTATCGCCAACGGTCCGCCAGAGGTATTCCTTGATGCCCATGTCGCGCTGCCGCTGCCGATCCGCGTTGGCCGCTGCGGTGAGCATCTGGTCGGTCGCCACAAGCACCGCCCGGCTCCGGCTCACCCCCAGCCGTTTCTCCAGCAGGTCCGCCGCCTTTTCGGGCGGCAGGCCCTGCCGGATGGCCTGGCGAATGGTGCGGCTCACGTCGTTGCGGAAGCGGCGCTGTTCCTTCTCCCAGTAGGTGTTCATGTCCCGCCGCGCTGTGCCCACCGCGCGGGCCTGCACCTCGGCGGGATCGTTGAAGGTCAGGGCCGGATTCTGGAGGCGCAGCAGCTCGTCATGCGTCTGCACCCGGTCCCGCACGGCGCGGCGCACGATCTGCTCGGCCCGTTGCGGCGGCAGGCCCAGTTCCTTCACGGCGATGTCCAGCGCCTTCAGGGTGAGATCGGTTCGGGCGCGGGCACTGTTGGGGTTGGGGGCGTCCAAGGCGGCGCGAAGCTGGCGGGCGGCCTCGTCAAGCGAGATGACACGGTACTGGCGCACCACCGCGCGGCGCATGTCGTCCAGATCGCGCTTCTCGCGCAGGGCGGCCAGGTCGAGGACCCGCAGCAGCTCGGTGAGGCGCAGGTCTGCCACGTCACGCCGCCGGGTCGGTCAGGTCGTCCGGGTTGCCGGTCAGGTCGTTCAGCGGTTCGCCCTCGCCCCCCGCATCAGCCAGGTCGAGGGCACGCTGCGCCTCCACGTCCTGCTCGGTGATGACGGTCATGCCGGCCTGGCGCAGCAGGTCGAGTGCGATATACGTGGGCGCACCCGCGTTCAGCAACGCCACCGCCCGTGCGAAGTCACCCGACTCTGCCGCCGCCCGCTTCAGCTCGTCGGCGCTGATGGTCAGGCCACTGTCCTGAAGACGCAGCAGCAGTTCCCCGCGGCTGATGCCCTTGTCGCGGTACAGCGCGCCCAGGTTCGCCTGCTCGGCCGCGCGCTTCGCCACGAAGAGGGGGCGGCAGGTGAACTCGATGGGCTTCGGCGTGACGCCCATCCCGGCGAGCAGCGCGGCGGCATCGGTCAGCAGCGCCGCGCCCTTGTCGCCCAGGTCATCACAGGTCTGCTCGTGCATCTGGCCCGCGATGGCCCGCGCCTCGCCAGATTCACCGGCCCCGTGCTGGGCCTCCGGTGCCCCTGCCGACGCCCATACACTGCGCCCGGCTGCCTCGCGCGCGTCGGTCATTTGCTTGATCAGGGCCGTGTCCGCGCCGTGTTCCTCATACTTCGCCTCGCTGTCGAGTTCCAGCAGCTTGAAGGGGCCAAGGGCCGGGACCGGGCCGTTGTTCCCGTAGATGACCTTCTGCTTGTACGCGCCGCTGTGGTAGGTGACGTTCTCCTGCACGAGTCGGTGCAGGAAGCGCCGGAAGGCGGAGTAGCACACGTCACCGGGGCTGTAAGGCTGACCTTCGCCGTCCTCGTCGAAGGCGACGAAGGCCAGTGGCAGCCGCCCCGCCGCGTAGGGCAGCTCGATCTCCTCCCCCGGCGTGAGCGCGTACCGCGTCGGGTCGTCGAGGTCGCGGTGGATGGTCACGCGCCCGGCCTCGAAGGCCCAGACCGTGTAGCGGATGCCCGCCGGACCGCCATCCGACGTGGTGACGCTCAGCACACGCTCCAACTGGTCGGGGTCGCTGCTGCTGTAGACCGGGTGCAGATAACCGCGCAGGGCGGTCACGCGCACCTGCCCGTCCGGCCCTTTCCACGGCAGCACGGCGGCCTTGCCGGTCAGAGCCAGGGTGGTGACGACCTTCCCGAAGAGGCCCGCCAGCCCCTTCAGATACGCCTTGCGGTCGTCCGTCCAGGTGTCGTCGCCGGTCCACTGCGCGCCGCCCGCCCGCACGGGCACCACCAGGCGCTGCACGGCCTCACGGAAGGGGTTCTCACCCTGCAAGGCCATATCCAGCGTCTCCGGGGAGAAGTTGGCGGCCATGTCCCCCAGCAGGTCACTGCCGAAGCGGTCCGCGTACAGCTCGCGCATGGCCGTCTCGCGGGTCATGCGGGTGCGGACGTCCGCCAGCCGTGCCTGCATCCGCTGAAGCTGGAGGAGTTGCGCCGTATCCATCAACGCTCTTCCCCGACCGCCCGCCGGAGGGCTTCCTTCAGCTCCGCCAGTTCCTGCCCCGCCGCCTGAAGCTGGGCGAGGCGTTCCGAGAGAAAGCTGAAGGGGGTGTGCCAGGTGTTCAGGGCCACGCAGGCTTCACCCCGCTCATCGGCCAGGATGTACGCCGTGCGTTTCTTCCCGTCAGCGTAGGCGGTGAAGCTGCTCAACACGGTGAAGGTGCCGGGGAAGCCTTGCAGGCTCACCACCGTGCCGGGCGGCGTCGGCGTGTGCGGATAGACGGCGAGACGCTGCGTTTCCATGTCCCCAGCGTGCCGCCCGGGGTGACACCCGGCAGAAGAAAACCGCCCACGGGGGGCGGCAAAAAGAGCGGCTAGACGCGGGCCTACAGGTCTCCCCAGGTGACGCCACCGAAAGCAGGTCTCCCAGATCGCCCGGCTGCCGCGTCCGCCCCGCGCTGGGTGTCTGCCAGCTCGGCCAGCTTGCGGTCCACACGGGCCTTCAGCCCCTCGTCGACCTCGTACTCGGTATTGAACTTGATCAGCCGCGCCGCCGTCGCCCAGGGCCGCAGCCGCCCGCCCGCCGCGTCCACCCACAGGGCACGGGTGAGGGTGGCCTCATCGGTGGCCCCGGCGTAGTTCTCGCCCAGGGCGTCCCGCAGGTGTTGCAGGGCGTCGGCCTCGGACATGGCGGGCGGCTGGGTCATTCCGTGGCCTTCGCGGGTCGGGGACGACGGGGAGCCTTGGGCTTCTCGTCTGCCCCTTCAGGCTGGGCAGGCCGGGATTCCTGGGCGGATGTGGGCTGCACCTCGGGGATGCTGTCCGGGGTGGGCACACCCTCAGACGCCCCGCCCGGGATGCTGCCGCCGTCCGCCCCATCTGCCTTTCCCGCGGTGCCGTTCGGTGCACCGGTGTCTTTCGGCGCGGGCACCCTGTCCAGCACTTTCGCACGCCGGATGGGGTCAGTGGGCGGGAGCTGGACGGCCTGCGTCTTCTCGAACGCCTGCCGCTCCAGTTCCCGCGCGTACTCGGCTGCCTTGCCGCCCACGATCAGACCTGCGGCTGCACGCGCACGTCACGCAGGACGTAGGCGGCCTTGGTGTCCTTGAGGGCGACAGTGCCGACCATCTCGCACTCCACACGCTTGGTGACGCCGGGCTTGGTGTCGCCCAGGTTGCTGTAGTACGTCACGCCGCTGTCCCCAGTGAGGGTGACGCCATGGAAGCCGCTCAGACCCAGGCCGACGATGTAGATGTCGGTCAGGCCGCCCGAGGCCCCCGCGCCGGTCGTGGTGGGAATCACGCTGTCGGCGGCGCTGTCGCCAGTGGTGCCGACACGCGCCCCCAGGTCGATGATCGGGGCACCGGCGAAGTTCACGATGTCCTGCCCGAACCCGGAGGGCTTGCGGTCGGTGTAGCCCAGCTTGATGGCCGCCATCTCCAGGCGCAGGGCGCTGTCCTCGTTGGTGAAGATGACAGGCGCGAGGCCTCGCGCCTTGATGCGGTTGATGAACTTCTTCATGGCCGTGGTCGCCGTGGTGTAGTTGTCCACCGTGGCGCCCTCGGCGATGGTCAGGCCGGAGCCGTTGAACTCGCTGGTGGTGCCGTCGAGGATGGTGCTCAGCCCGTCGAAGGCCAGGTTATTCACCTTCTTGTCCCCGTTCACCGCCGTGTTGGCGAACAGGCCCACCGTGGCGCGGGCCAGCGCGTCCACGTTCTCGTTCACGAAGCTGCCCAGGCCCGGCGTGCTGGGGCTGATGCTGCCGTCCGCCTGGACGAACACGCGGTCGATCTCGAACGCGCCGCCCAGGGGGCGCAGGTACGTGACCACGGGCTCGGTGTCCTGGTAGTCGGCAGGGTAATCCTGGTACCAGTCGCGGAACTGCGCCCCGCGCGGCTGCTTGTCGCGCTCGTAGGCGTAGGCGAGGCTGCGGCCACCGCCGCCGCTCAGGCTGGGCACGACGGAGTTGTCGAAAGGCAGGAGTTGCATCAGCAGGCTGAGCTGCTGGTAGCGGCGCACGATGCTACGCTTGGCCTGGCCGCTGTTGCGGGTGATGACTTCAAGGGTGGGTCTCGGCATGGATTAGCTCCTGGCAGCGCCGCCGGTGTCGAACATGGCGGCGAAGAAGTCGGGTTCGTCCTGTTGCTGATCTGCCGCCCCGCCCTGGCCCTGGCCGTTCCCGCGCGCACCGGGCACGCCCGGCAGAGAGACGGGGTCCTGCTTCTTGTCCCCTTCGGGCCACAGCACCGCCTTGAAGGGCGCGTACTCGCGTTCGACGTAGCCCTTCAGCGGCTCCCACACGCCGTTCACCTTGACCATCGGCGTCTCGCGGGTGGTCTCGGCGTCGTTGACGATGACCTTCTCGCGCTCCACCTTGGTTTCCAGATCACGGATGCCGGAGAGCTTCTTCAGCGCACCAGCGTCGGCCCCCAGCACGCGGGCCAGGTCGCCCAGGCGGTCATCCACGCGGCGGGACTGGCCGAACTGGGCGTCCTCACGCAGCCGCTTGAGGTCGTCGGCGCTGGTGACGCCGGCCGCCTCGCGGAACTCGCGCAGGGTCTTCAGCTCGCCCCGCTCGGCGTCGGTGAGGTTGCTGCTGCCTTCCAGGGTCGAGATGCGGGCCTGAGCCGCTTCCAACTTCGCGGTGAGTTCACCGGTCTTGGTGCGGTGTCCTGCCGACTCGGTTCGCAGCCCGTCAATAACGCCCTTGACCTTCTTCAGGTCGGGGTCAGAGGCGAAGGCGGCGAGATCGACGGTGCCGTCGTCATTCACGGTGATGGTCACTTGCTTCTGCTCAGGCATGTTCTGTCCTTTCGCGCACCTGGCGCTGCCGCTACCAGAGCGGTGTAAGGACAGGATGGGCTGGGGGGTGACACCCGGCAGGCTGATATTCTCAGCGCATGGAATACGCTGAGAACTATCGTAAAAATCTCCTGATGGCAAAAGAGGGGATTTTAAAGTCATTTGAGAGAAGGCTTTCCTTAATAGACTTTATTTTAGCTAAAAAAGTGATTAACAAGATAGTGGAAGAGGAGTTAAAAGATTTTGATGATTTTGAGGAAGAAATTAAAAGTGGAAATCACTTATTTGTAAGTGATCTCATTACTGAAGACAAACTAGCCTTCTCAATTCGTGGCACCCTGCACATAGAGAGGGTTTTAGATAAGATAATTGTATTTACTAAGCTAAAGCCGAAAGATAAGCGACTAGTTAGCAAAATAGATGCGCTAGCTTCCAGTGACATATCCTTGGCCCGCTTAGGAGACGTTCTACACAAAATAAGAGACTTTAGAAATAACCCGGCACATGAATTAGACGCAGGGAGGGAGGTTACCAAAAAAGAGGCTCAAGAAATGTATTTGTCTTTAGACAAAGAGGCTCAAGAGAGGATTGTCAAAGAATTAGAACCTAGCCCTCTTAGTCTTAAGCCGGATCAGATTGTAAAACTGTGCATGGTCGTTGTACTTACTGAACTTGAAGTAGGTTTAATGACTATGAAGTGGACAGCTCAATTGGCTGATGTACTTCTACCACCTGGCGCGAATCGTCCCTTTTAAGGCTTACATTACGCCACCCACCCCGAACTCCGCGCGGGCATCTTGTCGTTCAGGCAGATACAGGCTATGGATACGCCGTCCACCTGATCATCGTGCGCCCCCAGCGGAAACGCCTCCAGCTCCGTGAACCACTCGCGGTTCCACTCCGCTTCCACCACGTCGACCTGCCCGGCCTGGGCCTGAGCGGCGGCGGGGCGGGCGCGGGTTTCCTTGTCACCGATGCTGCGTTCCAGCAGCCAGCGCACGTCATGGCCGCCCAGCAACCGGGCGTAGCTCATGCGCTCGTACTTCCCCGCCTGGCCGGGGTCCTGGGTCAGCACGGTGATCACGCCACCCTTGCGTGGGTCGGTGCCGTAGCGGATGGCGTCGGCGGCGCAGGTCTGCTTGATCTTGTGCTCGACGAAGTGCGGCCCCTTGCGGAAGCGCTGCACGTTTTCCACGATCAGGCGACCTGAGCGCGTCTTGCCGACCAGCGTGCCCACCGTCCAGTCGGGGTCTTTGTTCGTCTCGCTGGGTTCGGTGGCCGCGCGGTCCCAGACGCGCACGCGGGTGACCACCGGGTCCGTCTCCAGTTGCGCCAGATACTGCTCCGCCCCCAGCACCCGGAACATGGACCGCTTGAAGTACATGCCCTCCCCGAGCACCGCCGTCCAGTCGCCGTTCAGCAGGCGCAGGCGCTCCAGCTCGGGGAGGCTGTTGAGGTTGGCGAGGTACTCGTCGTCGTGGGTGAGGCTGGGGTTGTCGCTGAGGCGGGCGGGGATGAAGGTGCGGGAACGGGCGAGGGGCGTGCCTTCGGGCACTTCCTGTTCCACGCCGTCCGCGCCGCGCAGGTACCAGCGGACCTCACCGGGCGCAGCGGGGTTGGGGTGCTGGGGGTCGAGCCAGGCGGCCCAGCGTTTCAGCACCCACTCGTGACCGGGGCCGCCGGGGTTGGCGCTGGCCCGCATCAGCGGCACCACACCGGGGATGGTGCTGCGGAGGCGGGAGAAGAGGTAGAGGTATTCCTCTTCGGTGTACTGGGTCAGCTCGTCGAAGCCCGCGAGTTGGAACGCCTGCCCCTGATAGTCGAGATAGGCGGTGCGGTCGGAGAGGTGGCGCAGCACCACGTTCGCGGCGGTGGGGGCCGTGAACTTGTACTCGTCGGCGCGGTACTTCATGCCGATGGGTAGGTACATGGCGAGCGCCTTGGAGAGCAGGCCGTCACTGCCCTCGATCTGCTTGTAGGTCTTACGGAAGAGAATGGCCTGGTGGCCGGGGATGGCGGACCGCACCAGGGCCAGGCCCATCAGCGCGTGGCTCTTGCCGCCGCCGGCCGCGCCGCCGTACAAGACTTCGTGAGTCGTGCGGTCCTCGAAGAACTGCTGCTGGGGGCCGGGGTGCGGAGTGAAGGCTTCGGTCGCCCGTTCGGCGAAGTCACCTGCTCGGGCTGAGCGTGTCTCCTGCTGGGTCCGCTCGGTGACCTCACTGAGGTTGAGGCCGCGGGCCTTGGCACGGTCAGCCGCTGCCGCGAACACGGAAACCCGTGCGAACCTTCTCGGCATGGTCAGCCGCCCGCGTGTTTGGCGAGGGCAGCGAGCACCTTCTCGTATTCCTCGGGGGTGAGTTCAGCTTCCAGGGCGTCCAGGGCCGTGTCGAGTTCTTGCCGCACCAGGACATTCACCTTGGTGGACTGGCCGTACCGCTCGGGGTGGCGGGCGGCGAGAATCCACTTCGCCCCGTCCGGCCCGGCCTTGCTGACGGTGTGGAGGTGAACGACCTCGCCCTGGGCCTCGGCTTCTTCGAGGTCCGCCAGAAACTCGGCGTAGATGCTGCCGGGTTCCTCACGGCCGCGCTGTTTCCAACTGCGGAAGGTGCTGCCAGCAACCCCCGCTGCCACGGCCGCCACCTCGTAGGTGCAGCCCAGCCTCACCATCTCGCAGATCATGAAGCTGACCTCAGGGGTGAGTTCGGTCGGGCGGCCCGGGCGGCGCTGCTGTTCCCGGAACCGCTGCACGCGAACGGGCAGGGAAGCGCGGCGGGTCATTCATCGTCCCAGGGGAGGTCGGGAATGGGCGTGGCCTCGCGTTCCCGAAGTTCGGCGATCAGGCCCGCCTGGTTGCGGTTGAGCCTGCCGCCGGACTCACGCAAGGTGGTGCGGGCGCGGCCAGCCTTGAAGCGGTTGTAGCAGGTGCCGTGGCTGATGCCGCTGGCCCGGGAAAGCCAACGGGTGAAGTCGAGGCCCAGGTGCCCGGCGGCGATGAAGTCCAGGTAGAGACGGTAAGCCTCGTCTGCCTGGCGCAGGGCGCGGGCCGTCCCGACGCCGCCAATCTGCCCCCAGGCTTTGGCCCGGCGCTCCAAATCCGTGTTCAGAAGTTGAACATCTTGTACCTGCTTCGTCACCGCTTGATTCACCCCTCCCCAGATGCTGCGGGAGCGGGTGACACCTTGACCGGGTGCCTGGTCTTGACGGCGCGGCGCGCCTTCTTGTTGTGGGTGCTCCAGAAGCGCTGCTCGAAGTGGCGCAGGAGGATGCACCACTCGGCGTTGGTTCGGGCACCGGCGCGGATGGCCGAGTCGACCGTGGAATGGCCCGTGCCCCTGAGGAAGGCGCGGGCTGCCAGGTGGGCGTAGTGGGCGGACTTTCGAGGCAAGGGCAGCTCCGTTTCAGGTGAGGGTGCCGAGGGCGTGGTGGGCGCGGGCATGGGTGGAGGGGGGCAGGCAGGTGACCAGCAGGCGGCTGTCGTTGTCCCAGATGGCGGTGATGTGGCGCCGGGCGTAGCGGAAGCGGATCAGCACGCGGCGGCCTTCCGGGTAGCCGTCCAGCAGGACACTGGGGCAGTGGCCGGTGGCAAGGGCGTGGCAGAGCTGGTGGTACTCGTCGAGCTTCAGGCGCAGGCGGTAGCGCTGCCAGAGGCGCTTGCGAACGTGACGGTAGGGGGAGGGGCGGGGAATCACGGCGCGGCCTGGTGCAACTCGTACAGCCGGGCGTTGGCATAGTCCCCGGCCTGCTCGAACGCCTGCTGCCAGTTGTCCGTGCCGCATCCGGACCAACGGTGCAGCCGGGCGCGGCCCTCGGGGGTCTGGGCGAGCTGACGGATGTGGGTGTGGAGGCTCATCGGTGACCCTTCAGCAGACCCACTACCCGGATGCCGAGGACGGCCAGGGCTTCCTCGGGGCTGGTGACGACGTGGACGGGCAGGCCGCAGATGGTCAGCTCGTGGTGGCGCTCGCGCTGGGCAGGGCTGAGCTTGCCGGTGCGGGGGCGCTTGACCTCCAGCCAAACGGCGCGGCCTGACCGGAAGACGTACAGGTCAGGGATACCCTTGGTGGCCCAGACCTGGCCGCCGCGAGCGCTGCCCTTGAACATCTCCCAGACGATGAAGTCCTGGGCTTTCAGGGCCTGCACGATCTGGGCCTGGATGGTGGACTCCAGGGCCTCGCCGTCCTGCTTGCTGACGCAGCGGGTCACCGTGATCCTCTCCGGGTAGCGTGAATCCGCACGCCCCGCGCGGCCCGCTGGCGATGAACGGGGCGAGCGTTGGCGGCGAGGGCGCTGTGCAGCGTCCGGGGCTGGGGCTGCTGGCGGCCGGGGCGGGTATGGGGACGGGTACGCGGCGGCTCCGGCGTCAGGGCGCTGTGGGCTTCCAGCCACTCCCTCACCTTTCCAGCCAAGACGGCGAGCTGTTGAGAGAAGCGTCTGAAGGCTTCTACGGCTTCCGTGGTCATCCCTCCCCCCCTTCCACTGTCTTCCGGTACGCCGCGACAATCCCGGCGAGCGTTTCATCTGAAACCGTCAGAAACGCGCGGAACACCAGCTCGTCACGTTCGGCGGGCGGCAGGTGCTCCAGACCCAGCGTGCCCAGGCGCTGCTGCACCTGCTGGCGGAGCTGGGCGGCCTCGGCGGTCATCCGGCGGCCCACGCTGCCCGTGTCGAGCTGCTGCGCGAGGTCGCGGATGGTGTGGCTGCCCAGTGCGGCGTTGACCTCTTCGAGCGTGGCGCCGTTGTCCAGAGCGCGGGCCGCGTCCACGAGGTCGCCCTGATCGGTGGCGGCGGTGCTGCCGAGGTGCAGGGCGTACCCAGCCCGCCAAGCACGCCAGGCGGTAGTGCGGGAGAGGCCCGCGTGCCGGGCGAGGATGCTGCTGAAGTCGCCCTGCTGACCGGCGACGCTCCAGCGCAGGAAGAGGTGGTAGGCGGCGAGGGCGCGGACGTTCAGGTCGCGCTGGGCGGCCCGGTAGGACTCGCCCCAGGCGGCCATGTCCTGTTCGAGGGTGGGAGCGCGGGCTTGGAGCTGCTGGCCGGTCACACGAACCTCGCCAGATTCGAGAAGCGCGTGAAGGGCGCGTGGTACTGGACCTTCACCATGCCGGTCGGCCCGTTGCGCTGCTTGCCGATGCCGAACTCGGCCACGCCCTGCTGGTCGGTTTCCTTGTTGTAGACCTCGTCGCGGTAGATGAACATCACCACGTCGGCATCCTGTTCCACGCTGCCCGACTCGCGCAGGTCGCTGAGCTGCGGGCGCTTGTTCGGACGGTCTTCCACGCCCCGGTTCAGTTGCGAGAGAGCCAGCACAGGAATCTGGAGTTCCAGCGCCAGGTTCTTCAACTCGCGGCTGATCTCACCGACTTCTTGGGTCCGGTTGCCACCGCCGCGCCCCGCCACCTTGACCAGTTGCAGGTAGTCCAGCACGAACATGCTCAGCGGGTCACGCTGGTGCTCGCGGCGCACCATATCGGTGAGCTGGTGCAGGTACAGGTTCTGCTTGCGCACGATGTCCAGCGGCAGGCGGTTCAGGAACTCCTGCGCGGGGATGAGGCGGCCCCAGTCCCGTTCACTGAGCTGCGCCTTGCCGCGCTGCGCGTCGGTGAAGCGGCTGAGGTCTACCCGTCCCTCACTGCACAGCAGGCGGGTCATGATCTCCTCGGCGGGCATCTCCAGGCTGAAGCCCAGCACGCGGCCCGTGGTGGCCGCAACGTTCACCGCCATCTGGAAGGCAGCGGCCGTCTTCCCCATCCCAGGCCGCGCGCCGAGCACGTACAGTCGGGTGCCCTCGAAGCCGCCCACCGCGTCATCCAGGTCGGTCAGGCCGGTGGGTGCGCCGCGCCGCCCGGTGCCGCTGCTGGCCTGTTCCAGCACGCCTGCCAGCAGACTGCCCCCGCGCACGATCTCCGCCTCGCCGAACTCCATGCGGGGGGCGCTGGCGGCCAGCGCGTCGATGTCTTCCAGGGGCATCTGCTGTTCGTAGGCGGCCTGCATGGTCTTCCCGGCGTGACTGATGACCTGACGCAGGTGGGCCTTTTCCAGCACGATGCGTGCGAAGTGCTCAGCGTAAACGGCGGTGCTGGTCTGGTCGGACAGGCCGATGAGGTACGTCAGGCCCCCCACCTCGTCGAGCTGCCCACGCCGGATGAGTTCCTCGGCGAGGGTGGCGAGTTCGACCGGGCCGGGGCTGCCGTCGCTACCGCGCTTCTCGCGCAGGGTCGGGATGCAGGCCCAGATTTTCCGGTGGCTTTCACGGTAGAAGTCCACCGGGACGACCTGGCCGACGACAGCGTTGGTGAGGGCGTCGTTGTCCAGCAGGACGCTGCCCAGCAGGCTGATTTCCGCCTCGTTGCTGTGCGGGGGGACGCGGGGGGTGAAGTCGGTCATGCCAACACCTCCCAGGCCGCCGCCACGCGGTCCGGCACGTCCAGCGGCGCGCCGCTCTCAGCGAAGAACACCAGACCGTACTCGACAGCTTCCACCGTCCAGACACGGCCATCCGGGGCGCGGCGGCGCTCGCCGGGCGTGCAGGTGGCCTCGCCGAACACGCGGCGGGTCTCGTCGAGGTTCTGTCGCCGTGCGTGCTGGACGGCTTCCGCGCGCTCCATGCGCTTCACCAGCGCGGGGAAGGGGTGAGCGAAACTGCCCGCCACCACGATGTCGCGGGCATTCTGGCGCAGGTCTTCGACGAGGCCATCGGCGACCCAGGCGGCGAACTGGGCGATCTGCGCGTCCTGGGCGGCGCGGTTACGGCTCAGGCCGGGCACGCCGGGCACCCAGCCCTGCCAGATATCCCACGCTTTGGCGTTGCTGAGCGCCTCCTGGGCGGCGCGGTAGCTCAGCGGCGCGGCGGCGGGCGGCGGAACTTGTTCAAGGTCAGTCACGTTCTCGGTTTCCTCGTGCTGGTGAGCTGTTTTGGGCTGTGAAGGCGAAGGCAGGTCAGCTCTGGCCCCGCCAGGGGCCGCGCCCTGCGCCTCCTGTGCGGCCCCTGGCTGCTGTTCGGAAGTTCCCCCAGCAACAACACCCGTCCTTGGCGTGGGTGCGCCATACAGGTCAGAGACGTAGGTGTTGTTGATCTTTAAATTCCTTCTAAGTCCTTCTACTTCCTTCAGGGAAGCGGATTTGCCGTGCAGAACGGCATTTCCGGCCCCTTTCTGCGTACAACTGTTCGCACGACCGTTCGCACGGTGGTTCGCACCGCCGTTCGCTCCGGGCTGGGTGTACCGCCAGGCCCGGCCCACCTGGGTGCAGAAGCCTGCGGCGGCCAGGGCAGCCAGGGCCTTCTCCACGGCCCGCTGCCCCAGGTCGGTCTGCGCCATCAGTTCGGGGATGGTCAGGGTCTTCTGGCGGTAGTTCGCCTGCTGCGCGAGGGCGGCCAGCACGCGCGTGTCGGCCCGCCCATTGCGCTTCTGGTACTCGATCACGGCGTTGTCGGTGATGCCGTAGGTGCCCTTCTCCCGGCGCGTGCCGGGCTTGACGGGCTTGCCGGGGAAGAGCTGGAGGTTTCGGGCTGGTGTCATGCGCCCACCGCCTTCTTGATCTCGTCCGCAGCGGCCTGGCCGTAGCGGTGGACGAGGCTGGTCAGCATGGCCGCCTGGTGAGGTGCAGACAGCCCCCGCAGCTCCCTGACCCAGAACGCCCGGAGGTCATCCGTCAGCTCCGGGCGGACCTCCACCTCGGTGGGAGGAAGGGGCCGCAGCCCCCCCGCTTCAGTCGGCGGCTGCCGCATGGCCCTCTCCCTCCACCTGCTGGCGCACCTGCTCGAACGTCTCAGTGCCCTGAAGCTGCGCCCAGTGGTGACGGATGATCTCGCGCCACTCGGCCATGTCCTCGTCGTCGGTGCGCTTCGGGTCATCCCAGCTCGTGGGGTCGTAGCCCGCCTCTTCCAGCAGGTCCGCCAGATGCTTCATCGAGCAGCGGGCCAGGAATGCGGCGATGGCTTCCACCTCAGCTTGCACGCTCTTCAACAGTGCGGTGCCGTCCAGGACGTGCAGGACCTTGAGCAGCCTGCGGCGGGCCTCTTCCTGCTCTTCGCCGATTGCCGCAGCGGGCAGCGCGGGCAGGCCCAGGGCCGCGAGCAATTCCGCGAGCTGTGCAGGACCACAGGCCGCCAGCAGCGCCCGGGCGGTCGTCTCCCAGTCCTGAAACTCGGCGTCCTCGACCTCCGGCGCGGGCAGGGCCAGCACTTCCTTCGGCGCGTTCAGCACGCCCGCCGCCACCGCTTCCGGCTGCTCTTCCTCGAAGAGGCCAGGGCCTTCCTGCAACTCGCGGACCTGCACGATCAGGGCCAGCTCGTAGGTCACGTGGTCGAACAGCTCAGTCAGGTTGTCGTGCGAGTTGTGCCACTTCTCCAGCGTGGCGACGGGCACGAAGTCCTTCATCTTGCTGCCCTTGCTGGTGAAGGCCAGCTTGCGGAACTCGCCGTCCTCGCGGTCCGTCACTTGCACGGTGAAGGTCACGTCCTTGCTGTCCTGGGCGTTGTGGGCCGCGCGCAGAAACTCCAGTGCATCGGCGGGTACCTGCACGTCGAGCAGGCTGATCAGGTCGTCCTTGGCGTTGTACTTGGTCTCGGTGCGGTAGGCGCGGACGGTGTAGAGCTGGGTCTGTTTCATCTGGAACCTCGCGGGGAAGGGGAAGTGGCCCGCCCCGGGTGGGGTGCGGGCCAGGCGGGTCAGAACGGCAGAATCTTCTTCTGGGCTTCGACGAACACGGCAGCGGCTTCGTGGTTATCCCAGCCGCTGAACATGTCGAGGATGGTCTGTGCCTGCCCCTCGTTCAGGTCCTTGGTGCCGACGGGCCGGTCGCTGCTGGTCAGGTAGCCCCACAGCACCGCCCGGTCATCGCTGGTGGTTGCCCCGGCCCGGGCCGCGCACTGTGCGAGGGCCTGGCGCTGGGCACTGCTGGCGAGCACCTCGGCCTCGACCGGGGCGGAGTCCTGCGGCCCCGCTTCCTGGGCGGGCCGGGCGTGCTTCAGGCCCAGCTCTCGCAGGGCCTCGTAGCAGGCCCGCGCGCCGTCAATGCCGGTGCGCCACTCGTAGGTGTCGAGGACGCTCTGCACCGCGTCGGCGGGGGCGACGTTGCGAACGCGTGTGGCGAGCAGGCCGATGCTGCTGGCCCACTTCTGGAGCGCCTCTTCCTGCTGCGGGTCAGGCAGGGTCTGCGGCTGCACGCCCGCCTGCTGCGCCACCTCGCGCGTCACGTCAGTGCGGCGGGCCTGGGGCGCGGCAGGGGCAGGGTTGTCGGCCTGCGCCATCTCCTCGCTGGTGTACAGCCCGCTCATGTCCTGCGGGAATGCCTTGCGCAGCGCCAGCGCCTCAGCCACTTTGGCGAGCATCAGGTCGGGCATCTTGGCCCACATCGGGCCGGGCTTCCCTTCCTTGTTCGTCTGCACGTAGCTGTCCCAGCGTGCCGTTGCCCACAGCGGCTCCCGGAAGTCCGAGCGCAGCACGCCCACCTTTGCCGCTGCGGGCGGCGTGCTTTCCAGCCACACCTCGCGCCACACCCCGTCTTTCGCGCACCACATCGGGCCGACCTGCCCGGCGTATTTGCCACTGCGTTCGGCGACCAGGCGCAGGCCGTCGATGCTGACCTGCACACCCATCACCTCGCGGCGCTCTTTGTTGTCCCAGCGCTTGATGGCGTAAATCTGCCGGGCGAAGGGGTCAAGACCCGTGCGGTTGCACTGCTGCACGAAGAGGCTCAGCTCATCGTCGGTGGCCCCCTTGGCGATGGTGCGCTTCACGAGGTCGATCTGTTCGCGGCTTAGCCCCTGCTGGGCCTGCTGGAGGGCGAGAGGGGGGTAGGTCGTGCTGGCGTGTTCAATGGCCGTCATGGGTTCCTCCAGGTGGGGTGGGTGAGACGGGTCAGCAGCGCGGTCAGCGTGAGCAGGAACAGCACGAGGTCGGCGACGCAGGCCAGCCGCAGCCAGGCACTCGCGTCAGGGCTGAGGCGGTCGATGATCGGGAACATCGCGACGTAGGCCAGGACACACAGCAGGGCGAGGCGGATCACACGCTCACCGCCCGCATCTGCCCGCAGCCGCACCGCTCGACCCGGGCCTCGGCCGCGCGCAGCAGGACCACCAGTCGGCGGGTGCGCGCTTCGAGACGGGCGCGTTCGGCGGTGTAGGGTTCCTCAGCCAGCTCGGCAGCGAAGGCGTCCCAGCGGCGGGCGGCAAGACTCTGAACGTAGGTGGGGCAGACGCGCTTCATGCCTCACCCCCCACGCCCACCGGCACGCCGACCAGTCCCGTGACGGGGTTGCTCAGCACGACGGTGGGCGTGAACTCGATGCGGCCCCCGAACCGGCGCTGGGCGTCGAGCCGCTGCTCGATCTCGCGGATGACGCGGCTCGCATAGGACACGAGGTCGGCGGTGGGCACCGGGGTGGTGCCGTCGTCCAGGCGCACGAGGGTGCCGTGGCAGAACTGCGCGAGCATGGGCGTGCTGGGGCCATAGACCTGCACGCGTTCCCACTGGTAGATGCCGTCCTGTATCATGGTGGTGCTCCTTTCGAGTGCGCGCCTGGGTTGCAGTCCCTGTAGGCGCGCGTTTTCGTTTCAGCCGGGCAACGCGCCAGGCCGCCGAACGCCCAGTTGGGCGGGGTCGGAATGGTTGAACCGAGTGCAGATGTAAGAAATCTCACATCGGAGGTATGGGGCGGGTGTACGGTACATGGGACTCCCCTTCAGCCGGGTGCCCTGCACTGAATCCTCGGTTTCTCAGGCCTTGGATGGATTCAGTCAGGTCGAGTGGTCGTGGCTAGCTGGCGCGCGCGCTGGACGGCTCTTCGGTGGGAACAAGTGGCGTGCTGATGGGGCGCAGCAGCGCGGCGTGGCATCGGGCGATCAGGTCGGGGTTCTTCCATTCCGGCTCGCCGTTCTCCTCGTGCCGGTAGACCTCCGTGCCGCGCACGCTCGCGCTCACGACGCGGATGTCGAGGGGCTGGCGGGAGCGGGTCATGCGGCACTTCCCTGAGCAGCAGCCGGGTAGGCTGACCGCAAAAGGAGGTGATCTTGTTGACGTTTCCGAACTTGCCTGCTCAGCTCGCGAAGTCGCAGAAGGAAGCCGCTGAACATCAGGCAAAGCTGCTGATTGCCTACGATCTGGCGCTGCGCGTTGAAGGCCTTCATCAGCAACCCCAACTCACCGAGGACCAGATCGCTCGGGTGTGGACTCGGGCAAAGGCGCTACTTGTCCGTCTGACGTGAACTGAACGCCCAGCCCACCAGCCAGCAGGTCCCGAATCTGCCTCAGCAAGCCGATAGCCTCTGACATCTGCGCCCCGGTAGCCGCCGGGGTGTCTTGCTGTTCCATGTGTGCCTGCCTTCGCGAGCGGGTCATACGCCGACTCCGTTTTCGGAATAACCTATTTTCTCGGATTTATTTATATCCGAAGGAAAAAAGAGAGCGTGTACCGGCACACCCAGCGCATGGGCGATGGCTTCGGCGGTCTTCGTCTCGGTGCCATTTACGGTAGCCAGCTCATGAGCGCGGATCGTCAGCGACGAAATGCCACTTAGAGCGGCTAGCTCGTCGCGGGACAGCCCGCGCTCTTGGCGCAGTCGCTTGATCTCGCTCATTCGCATGGTCAGAGAATATAAGTAAATCCGTACATTGTCAATGTACATCCTCGGACCAGGCCTGCCTACACGGATTTGTCTTTGGACCTCATGCAACTAAATCCGTACATTGAGCGTAGTACGGGCAACATGTACGGACTGACGCATATGGCGACCCCCAAGGCCAAACCCACGAAGACAGCTCCGCCCGCTTGGGCGTTGAAGCTGAAGATGCGTCGCCTAGAACTCGGCAAGGGCCAAGAGGACATCGTTGCTGCTACAGGAGACCTGATGACCCAGGCATGGGTCAGCGACGTTGAGCGAGGCAAAACTGATTTGAGACAAGCAGGCTTTGCCAAAGTCGTCGCCCTCGCGCGCGCACTCAATTGGACCTTAGGCGAAATGCAGCGCGCCACCGGGATTGATCTTGGCGTGGCGGATGCTGTCGCCATCGGCAACGAGGCCACACCGGTCTTCAAGCTGCAAGACCTGCTGAAGCCCGAGCCACAGCCGGACGCTTTCAGCTTCATTGCGCCGAACCCCCATGTGCGCAACCCCGACAACTACGGGGTGTTCTTCGCTGACAGCGACGAGATGACCACCGCCCAGGCCCGCAGCATCCACCCGGACGATCTGGTCTTCCTCGACCTGGCCGCCACTACGCCCCAGGAACAGCGCGTCTATGCCGTCGAGAGCGGCGGGCGCGTGTTCCTGCGCCGCTACAGTTCCACGCCGTTCGGGCACGCCTGGACGGCGGACAATCCGTCCTACGCCGCCCACCTCATTCCCGCCGATCAGGCCCGTGTTCTGGGTCGCCTGTACCGCATCGTCAGCGACCGCCACGAAGGCCCGCTCAACTAAGGAGAGTCCATGCCCGTCGCCCCCAGCGGGGTTTTTTTACCCTCGCGTTACGCTAAGAACACAAGAGTGCTCCCTGTTTCCGGCATCGTGCAAGCGAGCCGCCCGGACGCCCCGGTCGACGACTACTACGCCGACCTGCGCCAGGTGGTCGTGACCCTCACCGCCAGCCAGTACCGCCCGGGTGCGCGGGCCATGCTGATCACCGGCGACAGCATGGACGACGGGACCGAGTGCGCGATCCGGAGTGGCGACATCGTGCTGGTCGACACCAACATTACGTACAGCATCTACAGCCCCCACAAGATCACCGTCTTCGAGACGCCGAACGGGTACGTGGCGAAGCTGCGGACAGTGCTGAACGGCAAGCATGTGCTGGCCAGCCTGAATCCGAACGTGCCGCCGATCCGGAACATGACGGGGTACAAGATCGTGGGCAGCGTGTACGCGAAGTACGTGGGTGCGCGCCAGGTCGAGTCGGTCTGAGCGATGGGGTACTACACGGTTCTGATTCCTGATTGCAGGGACGTACACGACCTCCGGCGCACGGTATGGCGGCTGGAAGTGGAGCCGGAGTGCAGCCAGCATGGAGAGGAAGGCGGCACCTGGTGCCTAACGTGGCCGGACGACATGGTGCCGCTCGCCTATGTGGAGGGCGTGGCGGCCCACGTCAGCCTCTTTAACCGGGACGTGCAGCTGTACAAGGACGTGGTCGAACGGCCCTACCGGTTCCAGCCGCAGCTGCTTGACCACGGCACGCGAGTGAAGGTCTTCAATGAGGGCGTGTGCCGCGGCTTCCTGGAAGCGGAAGAGGATTCCCTGCCATTGCCCGAGGCGGCAGTGAAGGTAATCCGGGCATTGCAGCGGGAGGGGAGCCTCTCCCGTCGGCTACAGATGACCATCACTGAACAGGACGGGCAGCAGGTAGCAGAGATCACGATAGGTATGCCCCCCATCCTCTTCAGGAGTCGGTCCTACTGTGACCGCCTATACGAGGCCGTCGAAGGGACCAGCACGGAGGAGTTTCTGATCACGCTCAAGATCGTTCCCCAGGACATGCAGCGGGGGCCTATTCCAGGAGTTGCTCCGTGACGCTCAGCTCCTATCCGCTCTGGAAACTGCTACTCGTCGAGGCGTTGATCCTCTTCATCGCGGGCCTGCATGCCATTCTGCTCAGCCACCAGGGAACAAAGCGTACCCGACAGGCCATGGATAGGTTCATGAAAACAAGTGGCTCTCTGACCACGGTGCTGCTCGTATTGAGTGGAATTGCTCTCCTGTCCATCCCTGTAACTGTCGGTTTGCTGACCGTTCTTGCGAAGCAGACGGTGCTGAGTGCCAAAGTTATCCTTGAGGTCACCGTTCAGCTCTTTGGCCTTTCGTCGCTCGCCAACATCCTGCTTCCCGCTCTGGTGAAGGACCTGCGCGCGAGCATGGCGCTCAATCTCTTAGCGGCCATCCTCCTTGTGATTGGGGCCGTCTGTGGCAATCTGTTCAAGTTATACGTTGCTGAGAACGCCTTTTCAGGGATGGGGCCTATGTACAGTGCTGTAGGGTTCGTGACCTCGCTTCTCACCATATTTGCCCTGCTGGGGTACGCGCTTTGGCTTGCTTGGCGGGAGCGCAGCCAACGCCCTGTTGGAAACCCAGCATGATCTGTCCCGCCTCTCTCCATATTTCGTGACCCCCCCTTAGTTACCTTTCGCCTCTTGTGAATACATGGACGCAACCAATGAGCTTATCTGAAGAACTGGACAACCAAGTTGCCTGCGCAAAGCTCCTTGCTTTACGCGAGTCATATGAGTTTGAAGCCAAAGATGCTCAGGGCCGTGATGGTAACGGTGCTGTTCCCAACGCCCTGTGGGCAAGTTATTCCGCTATGGCAAACTCGGATGGCGGGTACATCCTCCTGGGTGCGGCAGAAAACTCGGACGGAAGTCTAAAGTTCACGGGAATCAAAAACGCCGGCAGGGTCGTGGATGATTTCTGGAACACCATCAACAATCCAGATGCCGTCAGCAGGAACATCCTGCATCAGGGTTCTGTTGAGGTCATCGAGTGTGATGATGTCAATCTGGTCTTGATTCGGGTAGAACGGGCTAGCAGAAAAGAACGCCCTATCTACATTGGAAAAAACCCTTTTGGCAATACCTATAAGCGCTTAAATCAAGGCGATTATCGTTGCCGTCGGGATGAAGTCAGCCAGATGATTGCTGACGCAGTGGCTGATGCACGCGACAGTGATATCCTAGACGATTTCACCATTGATGACATTGATGGCGATAGCCTTCGGGCCTTCAGAAATGACTTTGCCTCAAGCAAGCCCAGGCATCCCTATCTGACCTTTGACGACAAGGATCTGCTTGAGCACTTGGGCGGCTGGCGTGTTGACAGAAAAACTCAGCGAGAGGGGCTTACTCTCGCTGGACTTCTAATGTTCGGAAAGTGGAAGAGCATCCGGGAAGCCCTCCCCCACTACTCCATTGATTATCAGGATCGAACCCATCTGGTCGATGACCAGAGATGGTCCGACCGAGTCCTCCCCGACGGCACCTGGTCCGGGAACCTATACGACTTTTATCGAAGGGTATATAGCAAGTTGGTCGCCGATCTGGCCGTGCCTTTTCAGATGCTGGAGGGGGCTAAGCGTGTCGATGAGACGGACGTGCACATTGCAATCCGCGAGGCACTCATCAATGCGCTTGTTCACGCGGACTATTCCTTGACCACCGGGATTCTGATCGTGAAGCACCCCAGCGGCTTCATCTTCAGAAACCCCGGCGTATCTCGTGTCCCTATCGACTTGGTGTACCAGGGAGGGGTCAGCGATTGCCGGAACCCTTCCCTGCAACTGATGTTCCAGATGGTCGGCGGTGCGGAGAAAGCTGGCTCTGGCTTCCCGAAAATTAGGCACGCTTGGGAAAGACAGCATTGGCGTCGGCCGGCTCTCTCCGAGAAGCCATCTCCCGAAGTGGTTGAACTTGAACTCTTCACGGTGGGGCTCTACCCGGAATGGGTGACTTCCCGGTTGATCACGCTGTTCGGCGACCGCTTCAAGCAGCTGTCTCCTCAGGAGCGCTCCATCCTCGCAACCGCAGTCTATGAGAGGAGGGTTTCCAACCAGCGTTTGCAACTCCTGTTGGACCTCCATCCCACCGATGTGACTCGCTTGCTCAGCAACCTGGTGGATCTAGGCATGCTTGTACGGCAGCGCATTTCCCGCTGGTACGAGTACGAGGTCGCTCAAGGGGACATGGCTCGAGCGGATCCATACCAGAGCCAGCAGCAAACGTTGTTCCCCCTACTGCTCGGAGATGAAGATGTTGCTGCGAGCAAACCCACCGGAACTCGCAAGCCCTCCAAGGGCTCGCAAGGTCGTAAGGACTCGCAAGGACTCGCAAGGTCGCAAGGTCGCAAGGACTCGCAAGGTCACCTTGCGAGCCAGAGGCATGCCACGATAGAGGAGGTCCCAAGGAGAATCGTGGCGGGGTTCTCAACTGTCACAAGAAAGCCCATCCCGACGACAATTTTGGAGTTGTGCCTTGAGCCCAAATCGACGGCGGAACTGGCCAGTATCTTGGACCTCGATCCGACCTACTTACGGCAGAGATACACCAGCCGCCTGATCAAAACGAACCATCTGGAGTACACGGCTGCTGCCACGTCCCCAGACGTGCAGTACCGGACCACTGAGCTAGGGAGGCAAATGCTAGGGCTGGTAGAGGATTAATGCCTCGCCCCGCTGCCCTCTACCTCCGCACGTCTGACCCCAACGGCGCGACCCGCGAGGACAAGCACGGCCTGACTGCCCAGGAGGCGGAGTGCCGCCAGTACGCCGGGCGCGCGGGCCTGACCGTCGTGGCCGTCTACTCCGACGCCATCAGCGGCACCACCGAGGCCCGCACCGGCTTCGGGCAACTGCTCGCGGACGCCCACCGCTTTACCGACCTGGTGGTGTACGCCGTTGACCGCCTCGCGCGGCACCCCCGCGCGGGGTACGCCCTGATCGAGACGGCCCACCTCGCGGGCTTGACCATCCACACTGCCATCGAGGGCATGGTGGACCTGGACGATGACGCCGGGGCGATGAACACCGGGATGCGCCTGGTCTTCGCGGATGCCGAGCGTCGCCGGGTCGTGAAGCGCCTGGCCGCCGGGAAGGTCGCCAAGATGCGTGCGGGCAAGACGGTGTTCAAGCTGCGGAAGTACGGCTGGAAGGACGACCAGGTGCAGCCGGCAGAAGCGGCCTGGGTGACGTGGATGTTCGAGCGGGCGTTGGAGGTCGGGGCGCACACCATCCAGCAGGAGCTGCACGCGCAGGGTGTCCCCTCCCCTACTGGCGAGGCCGCCTGGGACACTTCACTGATTCAGGCCATACTGCGTGACCCGGCCTACCGGGGCGAGTGGCTGTGGGGCCGCAGCAAACCTGGCCGCCCCTCCAGTTTCCAGGCTCCTATCAGCGCCCCCTGCCCTCGCATCGTGAGCGACGAACTGTGGTGGGCGGTGCAGCGCGCAATGCAGGCGCGGCGCAAAGGCCAGGGCCGACGCAGCAGCCGGGCGGACCTGTTCGCCCTCCAGGGGCGCATCACCTGCGCGGAATGCGGGCGGGCGATGATCGGGCACCGCCGCGATGAGCGCAATGCCTACTACACCTGCGGGGACAGCCGCCACCCGCTCGCCAAGCGGCATGGCTGCACCCACCGGGTCTACTACCCGGCTGAGCGCATCCACACGGAGGTGCGCGGCTGGCTGGAGGGCCTGCTGGGGCAGGACGTGGACCTCACGCCCTACCTGCCCAACGCAGCGCCCGAGGCGCGCGACGTGACGCCGCTCCTCTCCGACATCGATGTGCGTCTGCGCCGGGTGAAGGAAGCGTACGAGGCGGGGATCGACTCGCTTCAGGAGTACGGCGAGAAGAAGGCGCGGCTGGAAGCGCAGCGGCAGGCGATCCTCAACGCGCCTGCGCCTGCTGCTCCTACGGTCTCCCCGGACGCGGCGCGGCAGGTGCTCAGGGACGCGCTGGGGTTGGAGTTCCGGGGAGCCGCGCTGAAGCTGGGATTGCGCGTGCAGGTGCGGAACGGCGGGGGGCTGAGCGTGTCGCTGGACCCGGTGATATAGCTGAGTAGTCGCTTTT